AGATTAAACATGCCGTGTTCAATCACAAGCGAGTATGGGAAGATATATACGAAACGCATAAGGGGTTTAATCTTGGCAGTATTGATTTTGGTAACCCCGGCCCGGCTGTTATTATCGGTAGTGGACAGAGCATGGATAAAGCGGGCCCGCTTTTAAAGGATTTCAAAGGCGCTATATTCACAAGCTCATCACAGGCAACCTCGCTTGCATATTATGGGCGTGACCCTGACTACATAGTGGCGCTCGATCCACGGACAGCGGTAAGTGAGTTCTCGTATATCGATACATGGGACAATCGATCAACTGTATTGATAGCTCATCCTTGTATATCGCCGGTGGTGTTAGACTTCTGGCCCGGTAAGATATTCTATTATCGTATCATGGAGCCGTCATCCACATTCTATACTAATGTGTTATCAGAGCAATATGACTTTATCACGCTGTACTTGTATTTGTTTAGTTGCGCTATATCTGCACAGCTTGGAATTGCAAAGGCAATGGGGTATGACCCACTGTTTCTTGTGGGTTGTGACTTCGGCGCACCTAATGACATATACCGATACACAAGCTATAGGTGGAAAACAACAAGCATGGACGGGATGATACCATTAGAAAACGGCGGTTGGAAACGTGGCACTGTCCCGATAGATGATGTGCCGGAAGATTTCCAGATGATTAAACGAAACCTTGAAATTGAGAAATCATACCCCGGCAAGCTCGCCGAAGAGAAAACGGTCATTGCTAATAACGGTGTAAAAACAGATGCCATATGCATATATTACAAAAGGTCGGTATACTGTGTAGCTCGGCTCGATATGTCGAATATTATCAATACATCAACTGAGGGAATAATCACCGAATTGCCAGAGGTCGAGATAGAAGAAATGATTGCACAGCAGGGGCGTGGATTTGAAGATAGATACTTTACAGAGCAGCAAAAGAAAGACAGTCTTGAAAAATATCTTGCAGCGCAAAACACATATGCCATAGAGTTTGAGAATCACAATATGCGGTTCATTGAAAGTCAAGACCCGCTGAAAGAGATACCGGGATTTCTTGCAGGCATGATAAAGTATTATAATGCACAAGGGCAGGATGGCAAAAAGATGGTCGATATAAATAAGGTGATGGCTCGGATACAATGGCTATTAAAATCAAATGCGGAGGACAAAGATGGCGATAAAAAGATATAAGCGTGTAGGTACAACAATGATTGAACGAAGTAAGGGGCCGTGGGTATTATGGGAAGATATAAAGGATTGGAAGCCGCCCGACAAGGAGGTAAAGAAAGATGGAGAACGTAGCGACAACGTCGTCGACAGTAGATGATTATATTTACCAGATGAAGCAGGACTTGTACTCAACTGATTATGGCAAGGTCGGTATTGAGTTTACAATATGTAATGACAGAGTAACATATGTAAAACGTATTCGTGAAAAACAATACCAATTAACAAAAACAGTTGACGAATAAGCCCAAATAGTTTTATATTAACTTAACATTCGCCGACCTGAAAACAGGAGGCGCTCATTCCAAAGGACGCAGTTTCTTCTGGATGAGTGCCTCTTTTTTTGTGAGGACTATGGCAAACCCGCTTAGTAAACTTTTCAACCGCAATCAATATATCAAGACTGATTACAACCTAACCACGCCCGCCTTTGTGCAGATGCTTAAAGAAGCCGAAGATGAGGATGCGTGGGCAGGCCGCAAAGGCGTGAAGGATGTATTCTTACAGCATGATTGGGCGAATATCGCAATACATACAATCGCAAGGAACATTGCCCGTACAGAGTTTAAGCTGTATACCCTGACTGATGATGAGATTGAGAAAGGCGAGGTATACGATTTATTCAATCATGTAAATCCGTATATGTCGGCATCTCAGTTGTGGGAAGCAAGCTCGGCATGGATGCAATGCCGTGGCGAGTTCTTGTGGCTGCTCGATAGTAGCAAAACGCTCACTATTCCGAAAGAGATAATTGTGGTTGACCCTGCCAATTGGGAAGCTATGCTCAACAAAAAGGAAACTGCAATAATACAATGGGAATATACCGACCGATTAACCAGTGGAATGAAAAACACATGGGTGCTAAAAAAGCGCATAGGACGGCGCTATTAGGACACAATACAACATATCAACGTGTAGGATTAATGCCGTCTGAGATGCAGTATATGGATATGCGAAAATGGAACAGGCAGTCCATACTTGCACGTTACGGTATACCACCGATTGTGGTGGGCGTTAAAGATGATGCATCCGCTTTATCCGGTAGCGATACTCAAGAGCAAGAGCAGGCCTTTTGGACAAAGAAACTCATACCAGAGATGACGTTTATTGAAGAGGCATTGGAGACAAAGTTTTTCAAGAAATACGACTTGCAGATGAAAGGCCAATTCGATTATGCAAACATACCCGAACTGCAAGAGGACATACATAGACAAATAGAATCAGCAAGCAAGCTGTACGCTATGGGATTTACTGCTAATGAGATTAACGAGAGAATGAACTTGGGCTTTGAGGAGCAGCCGTGGCGTGATGAGCCATTTAAAACAACGAGTGTAGAACCGGCTGACCCCGAAGAGATAGAAGAACCAGTGCCGCCACCGTTTCCGCCACCGACATTTGAGCCGCAAGAGGAAAGTGCCAAGGTGCCGAGTTGGGTGATTAGCTTTGAGGTTGAAAGTCAAGCCCGATGGGAAAAGCTCATTGCATCATATACGGTGAAGCTGAAAAAATGGTTTTATGAAATAAGGAAATGGTATCTTGAAAACTTTGCATCGCTTACACTGGAAGAGCGTACAGCCAAAATAGAAGAGGTCAGCCAAACATATATTGAGTTTATGTTTTGGGCTGACCAACAAATGAAGCTGCATACAGTATCAGAGGTATTCTATTATGAAGCCGTGGCAGGAGCCGGAGCCGATTTAAAGGTATTGTTTGAACAATCAGGATGGGATTTGTCATTCGACCTTAGAACAATCGATGCTAAAAATATTGTAGAGGACAGACTGTTTGTCTCAATGCCGCAGATATCGCATACAATCAACAAGAGTATGGCGGACTTGATATGGAAAGCAAGTAAAGAGGGATGGGCGCAAGATCAATTGGCTCATGCATTGCGTGATAGATTTACCGATATAGGAAAGAAGGCCGACACAATAGCTCGCACCGAGCTGAGTATTATCAAGGATGCAACCAAAGCACAGGAGATGAAGATAAAGGGAGTTGAGAAGATACGATGGATTCATACGGGCCGACAATCAGGGCCACCAAGAGCGCACCATGTAAGATTAAGCGGCACAGAGGTTGTGTTTGGAGATCCGTTTCCCGGAGTACAGGGGATGCGATGGCCACATGATGTTGGAGGCCCTGCAGAGGAAGTGGTGAACTGTATGTGTACTACTGAGATAGTTGAGAAGGTTAAAGAATAGGAGGTGCAACATGGAACTGTTTTTTAAAACGGCCACAGGTTGGGAAGATAAAACACTTTCATTAGATGAATGTATAAAATGGTTTAAAGATAATACAGACGAAGATGGCAACGTCAATGATGAGGTGTTGATATTCAAAGATGCAGGATTAAAGGTAAATACAGATAAAACGATAAACTGGACACTTAGTGATAGCTCTATAGATAGAGATAGAGAGCGCTTTGATACAAGCGGATGGAATCTTAAAGAGTTCAAAAAGAATCCTGTATTGCAGTGGAGCCACGATGCGACTATACCGGCCATAGGTAAAGTCATTAATCCGAAAATCAAGGAAGAGCGGCTCGTAGGAAAGATCGAGTTTGACAGTGAAGATGCATTTGCACAGAAGATAGAACGTAAAGTCAGAGCAGGTTATATCAGCGCAGGGAGCGTTGGGTTTTTCCCGATGCAGGTGGAGATACCTGAAGATGACAAGAGCGACTTGCAGCTAATCTACCGCAAGCAGGAACTGCGGGAGTTTAGCATATGTAACGTTCCTGCAAATCCAAACGCACTTGTGGAGCAGCCGGAGAAAGAAATGTATTCGCATGTTGAGGGTACACCGCCTAATCCGAAAACTATCACTATAACCGGAAGCACAACGGACAAGCCATTTCTATTCGGCCCAGATACGAATATTGAAAGCATCAAAGCCGATATCGAAGAGATGGCAACCGAAATGAAAGCAATGCAACTGGATATAGAAAACTTAAAAACCATGCAGATTGATATGTCAGATAAAATAACAAAAGACGATACAGATTTCTATCATCAGCTATTTAATGAGAAG